TAGGCTGTTTAGTACACCATTACGAGTATCGTCAATGACTGTACTGCCTTGAATTTTGATTGCCATCGTCGCTCCTTTTTATGAACTCGGCTTTATATCTTTATTTATAATTATTTGTTTTCCAGATCTTTAACTCTTTGATCTAATTCTTTTACTGAGTTAATGAGGAAAGCAATGAGACCCAAATAATTAACAGATTTTACGCCATCGTTAGATTCTACCAGCTCTGGTAAAATCTTTTCGATTTCCTGAGCGATAACACCATATGATTTCTTACCAGTTGATTTCCAAATGAAGGAAACACCATCAATTTGATTAACTACATCTAATGAATTATTTAAACTAGTTACGCTACCCTTAAATTGAATATCTGAAGTAGAGTTATAGTTTGCAGCAACAATATCGCCACTAAACACGTTACTCGATCTATCTAATTTAGCGATATTAGAACCGACTGATAGTGTAATGTTACCAGCCAAACCACCAGCATTCGTAATATCAATATCATTCGCTGTAGCTACCAGTGATCTTGTAGTGAATGTATCAGAAGCACTTCTAACTACAATACCAGTCGTAGAAAGAGCAGAAAGAGATACCAGATCTAGATCGTATGCCTGAACATTAGTTCCAATAGCAACACCAAGATTAGCTCTTGCAGTTAGTGCGTCTGGAAGATCACTAAGGTTTTTTGTTCGTTCTAATTTATTGTTGTTCAAACTCATGAAGTTTGCATCAACTTGACTATTCGTTAAAGCAACTCCAGCAATAGTAACACCAGGATTTGCATAAGTGAACGATGTGCCAGAAACTGCAGTGGTTGCATTAGCGACTAAAACCAGCGCAGTATTACTGGTGATAGAAGCCACTGTCCCGATAGTATCACCATTATTTTTAAGTACGTAACCTGCTACAAGTTCTGTAGTGAAAGATGTACCTACACCAGTAACAGCAGTGCTAGAAAGACTGGAAGTTATCGTTCCAGTGCCAGCTGTAGTTCCATCAACTCTTGTGGTAATTGAAGCCATTTATTGTCCTATAACCTTATGGTTTTACTCTTCGTAATTCGTCTAATGTGCTAAGAGCATTAACCTTTTTAGTGGCATCTCTTAATCTATCACGTTTGTCTACTGCTGCTTTCAACGCAACTTTATTACCAGAAAGCATTGCATCTCTTAAAGCAATATCATTTTCTTCAAATAGAGCTTTCCTTTGAGCACGAATATTTTCTTTGGCTATTTCTTTAGCAGCTTCGACATCTACTTGGATTGATATATTAATAGGGTCATCAAAGTTAGCATTTACTGCTCCATGGAATTCCATAAATCCATCTGGAATATCTTCATCATCGATAACCAAATATGGAGCACCAACTGGTACTGCAGATTCAATAACCTGTTCTAAAGTATACTGTCCAGTCGGAACAACTAAAGCAACTGTGCCATTTTCTTGTTTATAAATTATTTTTTGCATTATGCCACCACCATTGCTCTAATGTTACCACCACCAGTATAAGAATATGTATATATGTCAAATCTAGTAGTATTAGCATTTAGTACAGAGAAGAGACTATTGTAAGCACTTCCGAAACCACCTACTTGATTTGATGCGCCAGAAACTATGTATTGACCATCTGATACTACACCATTATTTAATGTAATTCTAAACATCTGAAGACCACTATTAGCAGCAGTATTACCAGTATAAATTCCTAGGTAAGTTACTGCTGTTACACCTAAAGAACTATGGATAGTAATAGCTGATTGATTGGTCTGTGTCTGAGAATTATAAGAAGTAATAAAGTCAAAGTTTACATATGCTTTAACTCTATTTGCAAGATTGGCAGTAGTAAGTGCTGTTCCTACAGAATTATTAACATAAGTTGTAAGAGCTGTAGAGCTAGTATCTACTGCATTTTTAACAAATGCAGTAGTAGCAAGTCTAGTGGAATTGTTTCCAGCAAGTTGCGTTGTAGTTGTAGGATTTCCAGGTAGATCTGCATCTGCTGAAATAGACAGTGTTGGATTACCAGAAACACCATTTGAATTTGTTAGAGTGAGTCCAGTTCCTGCTGCAAGAGATCTTACAGTGGCAGTACCATTTGCGTTTCTAACGAGGATACCCAACGAGTCTGATGGAATAGCAGAGAGACCAGTAAGGATAGCCGACTGCGCCTGAACATCAGTACCGATAACTAAACCTAAGTTTGTTCTTGCTGCATTAACATCACTACCACCAGTGCCACCAGAAGCTACAGCCAATGGAGTGCTCAACCCACTAATAGAGCCACCAGTAATATTAACTGAATTTGCTGCCTGAGTGCTAAGTGTTCCAAGACTTAATAGTGTTTTAATTCCTGCCACATCACTAACACCAGTACCACCATTAACTACTGCTACAACACCACTAACATTAGTAGCATTTCCAGTAACATTACCAGTCAAATTTCCAGTAACATTACCAGTAACATTACCAGTTAATGAAGCAGTAATAGTTCCAGCTGCAAAATTACCAGATGAATCTCTGGCAACGATTGTAGAAACAGTATTTGCCGTAGCGGATGTTAATCCATCTAACCTATCAGCATCTAGTCCAGAACCAGAACCATCTACTGTTAATAGTTTAGCCAGTACATCCGCTGCTGTATACGAAGTTGAATCTAGTTTTCCAACTAATTGATCGTTAAGATACGCAAAGTTTCCATCTGCTTCTGCGATGGAAAGAGGTGAACCTTTTGTTGCTCGGTATATGATTGTCATTACTTACCTTTTATCTATTAAGGACAATAACATAGTTTTAATGTCACTTAAATCTTCTTTCATACTATTTATTTCTTTTTTTAGAACTTGAATTTCTTCTGTATTATTCGTCAGTGTTTCATTTAATGACGTCTGTCTACTAACTCGATTTATATAATTTAAATATTCTTCTTTGTTAGTATTTATGATAGCATTACTGGTCATGTCTCTGACCAGTGATGGACTAGATTCTATCTTTACATATTCCATTATGCACAAGCAATCATACGGAAATCTTTAATGATAGGGACTGCAGAAGTATTAGTTGACTTCATAACAATCTTAACAGATGCAGCATCAAATGAAGGTAGATTCGATAACGAGTATGTTATATCTTGGAAAATCTCTGTAAAATTATCATAGTTTATGATAACAGAATCTGGACTCGCTAAAGTATAATTAAGCTGATCGAATGGAGTTTCTGAACCAACACTGTTGGTTTTATAATAAACCTCAACTGTAGCTTCCTTAGGAATATTACCTGCAAATTGCAATCTTAAGAATTTAGATGGATTAGCGAAATTGATTTTTTTGGTAACATAAGCACTGTATGTACTACCTTCTAATGGTACAATCTCATCTACAAATCGTTCACGTTGGGTTAAAGTGATTGCTGTGCCAGCACCAACAGAAGAGAATGTTTTGTTCAATGTTACAGATGCGCCATCAGAAGCGACAGCAGTAATCAAGAATGTTCCATTGTTACTTGCAGTTCCTGAACCAGCAATTGTTAGATATTTTCCAGGTATTAATGCTGCCAGTATCGCTTTAGTTGCTGTATCAGATGAAGTAATAGTACTACCTGCACTAAATGCAATATTAGTATTAGCAGAAGCAACCACGTTGTCATCAATACCAGTTACGTTTACATTAGACTCTGTTGGGCTATTAATCTTATTACTGATAGCAATAAGGCTTGTTCTATCAAGATCAATAACTGGTGAGAGTGCAGAATTAGTTGATGAGATTAGAGCACGTACTGTTAAAGATTTAGCAGAACTTAATGCTGAAACCTGTTCATTAATTTCAGAAGCAACCATTCTAGGTGTAGAGAAATAATTCACATCATTTGCGACTACTCCATACCCCTCAACATCATCCAATACATATGGAGACTGTGAAGCACCATCAACTGATTGACCAGAAGTTGTTCTTATTGAAAAATCAGCTGCAGTTTCAGAGAATGATTGAACTTGAATACTTGGTTGACATACATCAAACTGAATATTTCTAGTAGCTCTAACAGAAGATCCTCCACCAAAACCAGTTGATGTTGGTGTAGTGGTTACAGTAATAGTGTATGTATCAATATCAACATTTGATATAACTTTATTACCATTTAACTCAGAAGCTGGAATACCATTAATCGCAGAACTAACTCCGCTAATAGTTACAGTAGATCCTGATGGCATACCATGGTCACGTTGCCATACACGAACTGTTGTAGTTCCACTACGAATCTCAAAAGGATCTACATCTAGTGTCTGTTGTGGTAATTTATCATTAGTGAACTCTACGTTACCTGGATTTGCCGTGTCAAATTGACAGCGGTAAATAGTGAATTTAATATCCTGAGATTGATCTGCTGTCCATGTAGAAGCATTTTGAGACTTAAACATTACACCAGCATATGGTTGTTCTGATATTGTTCTAGAACTTCCAGGGATAGTATCACCAACCTGTGATATCCAAACTTTATAGTTATTAGAGTCAGAAGCTAGCACAAAACAATATTCTCCATTATCTTGTACATATACTGGACTTGGGAATGAGAATTTAGTTGGTGTGTCATATGATCTTACAGCAGATCCTTCAAGTAATACAGTATTATTAGATAGATTAACTTGACTTGGTGTTATTGTAACACGACTGAATGGAAGAACACGTTTTCCAGGATATCCATTAACGACTTCACGAATTTCTAATGTTACAGGTATATTTGGATCTTTAGTAGCAAAGAACACATCAATGCTTGATATAAATGCTCCACCTGGAGATTGAACCAAGAAGGTTTGAGCAAGAGGATCCCACCAACCAGTATCAGCAACGATTCTTTGTGTAGTTTGTATGATTTCTTGATTATCAAAAACTTGTTCCTCAACAATTAATGCATTACGAACAGAATTGATAGTTGCCTGTTTTGTTTCAAGAACACCAACTGCGCTGTAATTAGCACGAGCACGAGAAGTGAATGCTAGAGTTTCATCTGGTTGGTCGACAAGTTTTAGTTCACGACTACCACAGCGGAAACGAGTAATATCTGTATTTGGGATATTAAATAATAGACTGATATCTCCAGCAGCGTTCGTTACTAGATCTTGTCCAATAGTTGCAATAACTGGAACAGCTGATACTTTTGCAGTAGCAGAAGATAAAGTACCAGTAATAGTTTCATTAACTTGGAATGCCGTTGCACTGCAATTAACAATATGTAATGCATATATTCCAGTATCTGGATTATACTCAGTGCCAACAACTACAGCAGTTGCTCCAGAAGTTCCACCTGTGATAACATCACCACGATTTAAACAAACTTGTGAATCGCCAGCAATAAGTCGTGCAGTTTCTGTTACATCAGAGCCCACATTTGTTGTAGAATTGAAAGTACCAGCAGTACCAGTAGTTCCACCTTGTATATAATATAACTTAGTTGCAGGAGTGCAATATGTAGAAATGTCTACATTATCAAAGAATGGATAGAATTTAGTGCTAGGTTTTAACTTCTTAATTTGCACTAAAATATTTCTTGATCTGATATATGGTATAGCAACACTAGATAAAACTCGATCATTAACTAGTTGCTGATCTATTTTTTCTTGAATAGTTGTTTTAATACCAGTTCTTGTTTGATTGACTGGAGTTGCAGTTACCTCTGCAGTAATCTGACGAGCATTACCCCATGATGTAATACCAAATCTTGTTTTTAATTCTGCTTGACTTAGATACACATCTCCCTGACGAGACGCCCAATTATTACCAGTTGTAAATACTACACGACCAGAATTAACTGGTGTTCCACTCCAAACAGTTTGCCATGCGTTCCAGACAGTACCGAGAACACCAGCTTTTTCTGCTAAAGTCTTAAGAGTATTATAATTACCTTGAACATCAATAATAATATCTGGTCGACGATCAACTTCGAACCAATCGTCAGAAGATGGATTTATAACTACATCACCGATAAATGTAAAAATAGCAAATGGATTGATATTTTCCAGTCGTGATGCGTATGCTTGTTCAACTAAAACTGGATTAGCAATAACTGGTAAAGTGATAACATTACCATATAGTTTGTAATTTGCACTAGCACGTCCAACATCTGTAGATTCGTTTTCTATTAAATTAACATTATAATTTGTGTAGAAAGGACGAAGATTTCTGTTTTCCATATCAATGGCACACAAATAATCCGCAGATGATGTATCACCAATATTATGTCCAGAGAAATTATCTACAACGAATCCATTTTTATAACGATCTAGTCCAAGAGAATCAGTTATTGTCATAGATTCTGTTTGTGTCTCAAGCATTGTAAGTGAAGTATAATACTCTAAATTATCAATACGCTTCTCAAGTTTACCGATATCACGCATTGTATATCGTTTGTTATCAATCTTCTCAATAGATACGCTAGATGGTGTAGTTGTGAATGTATATGGTTCTAATATTAAATTATACAGAACCATATCCATTTGAGTTGTTATTGGATCTCCAGGTATTAAAGCGGGTACTCCATCAACCAAATTAAATGTGCCAGCAATATTTAATGTAATTCTTGATTTTCTTGGTAAATAGTAAACAAAATCACATACAATATCATTACCACGTTTAGGCATTAATGACGATGTCTCTGATGCTGGAGTGAAAGTTGTACCATTATCATCAATACGAGGACGAAAATCAATACAGTCTCTTAATGGTGTTGTTCCATAAAAGGGGATAGATTTATAATCAATATTTGTGTATGATGAAACTGTAAAGAAATCACCAGTTCCATTATGTGCAAAATATTCAAATTCTACTTGAATTGGTGCAGCTGGTGGCGGATATGAACTCTTTAACGAGATAGAAGCCAAGTCATAATGAGTTGATCTTTGCCCATCATCGAAATGGTAACGATCTGTAATATCAATACTATAAGTTGCGCCTGGAGATGAGAATGTTCCAGTTTTCATCTTGACAGCGATAATTTTAAATCCATCAGCTTTACCAAGATATAAATTTGCAGCAGTAGCAGTAGCCTGTGTAGTAAATGTAACAGGAGTTGCTGTGGTCAATACTTTAGTTCTTTGAGAATTAACTGATGAGCTAGATTTATTCACTGCAGCCAATACAGTCATAACTTTACCAGCATATGTATTTGCTAATTTTATAGTAATACTACTAGTAGTAGTGCCTGTAATATCAGCTGGGAGAACGATGGTTCCACCAGCAGTAGCGTCTGCATAAACTACAACATAATTTGAATTTGAAGCGGATGACGCAAATGTTCCAGCTGATGTTGTAATTTGTAAAGTACAGAATCCAGTACCACCTGAATCTGCAGTACCAGCAGTATTACTAAATTTCTGAACTGCTGTATATGTTATGTCAGATACACTCTTAATAGCATATTGAGGAAGTGGAAAAATTAAACTAGAATTTTGTGGTTCAAGAAGATCTGTAGAAAGTCTATCAATAGTCACACCAGTAACTGTAACTGATGGAGTTACTGTCATCTCTCTCTGTGAAGCAATTGCATCTACACGAACACGTGTAGTTCCAAGATAGATGTAATCACCAATTTTTAAATCTGTTTGGAACGAAGTACCACTTCCAGTAACTGTTTGGCTAGCAGCTGCAGTTGCTGCACCAATTAGTCTTGTTGTATTAGGTTGAATATCAGCAGTAAAGTTAATGTTAGCATCTGAGCGATCAAAGAAGAAACTCTTAACATCACGTTGGAAACTGTATCCAGAATTTAACTTAACATCAAATAATGATAACTTATATTGAGCAGTTTGTGTACCAATAGCACCACCAGAATGATACTCAAATGCTCTAACACGAGCAGTACCAATTAATCCACTTGGAGCGACACCAACTGATGCATTGACATAGTTGTACAAATTAACTGTACTGAAGTTTTCAATAGGTGGTGCGCCATTAACATTGGTAACCAAAACATAGTTACCTACAGTAGCAGAGATAACTGAATTTACTGAAGTATCTTCAGTTCTAGCTTTATTAACATCGATATATGTTGTAGAAACCTTTTCAATTTCATAACCCTCAATATATGCCTTTCCAGGCTCAAGACCAACAGCTAGTTTAGATTCATCACCACCATTCTCTGGAGTATAAACTCCACGATTGTAGAATACATTATCTACACTTACTTGATATTCCCAGTTAACACCAAGTGTAGAACCACCATCGTATGATGTTCCAGATGTATGAGTTGGTCCAACTTTCGGGTTACCAATACCAACAGATGTTGCATTGTTTTTTGCTACGTATATGTATCCGCCATTAGTTACAACATCACCGATAAGGTATGCTTTACCAAAAGCCCATGCGCCACGATTATTATTTCTATGTTCACGAACATCGATATTAAATGGACGAACAGTGTAGTTACCAGATTCATCAAATGTTCTGCGTGCTAAAGTTTTTTCTAGTTCATTGTATTTGGTTGTTTCTACAATAGCTGTAGTCTTACCTTCATTAACTCTAATAAGCTCAACAAAATCTTGATCTGCAGTAGAATTGATAGCTAATTTAGTTAATGTTAAATCGATGTAGTAACGATGAGCACCTGGAGCTGCATAGTTATAAGATTCTTGTGCATTGTCAAGAAGAGTTTCGTCGTCTTCTGGGATAACAATACTTTCTTCAGCTAAAACACCAATACGATAAGTTGGAGTGTCGCTGTACTTATCAAGAACAATAGTTTGCGCAGTTAGAAGAACGAAGTGTCCTTTGATGTAATAAACACCTTGTTGAACTTGAGCAATAGATCCAATTCCAGTCGGTGCTGTTGCAAAAACTTGAACTGATGATAATGTAGCACCGACTGCTGTATCAGTTAGAACATCTCCAGCAGTAAACGCTTTTGTTGTATTATTATTTGTTTGAGAATTTGTATATTTTACAAATAATGTTGGAGGATTAGTGCCATCTGATCTAGCATAGTAGATGACTTGGGCTTTTAACCCATTTGTGTTAGAAATTGTTTTACCAACGTATGTGGTTAACAACTCATCAGTTAATACACTATTGTAAGTAGACTCTAACTTAACATAAGAGATTGTCGTATCAACAGATATCTGTCCAGGGATAACCATCGAACCATTTTTGAATACATGCGTACCAAGTTTGCTAATTTGGTTATGCATAATGCTCTGCATTTGCGTAAGTTCACGTGCCTGAACTGCGTAAGATGGACGATACAAAATTCGATAAAACTTTTTATTTTCATCGTAGTCGTCGTAATATGGCTCAGTATTAAAATTGATAGTCATTCTTAACTCTTTTTCCTAATGGATTCTTTGTTATTTATCTTAAAACTTAATGACTGTTCTGAATGTTACAGTCTCATTTTCTGATGGGGTAAATCCTGCCTTATTATCAATATACATTAGCTGACCAGAATATTTATCTACAGTTGGATAACCTACAGCCAATGGTTTAAAGGAATTACTGTTACTATTTAGTAATGTATCAGAAACAGTAGGAGTATCGTTATCCAGAGATTGCAACAATACGCTGGTTGGAGAAGTCACTACAATTCGATAATATCTTCTCGGTGTACCAACATACATTAATACTGCAGATCCATTAGATAAGTTTCCATATGTATGAGATGGTCCAGTAGAACCTGTAGTTCCTTCTTCAGTCACTAAGTAAAGATTTTCACCATAGTATACTTGATCCCCAGAATCTAAAGCAGTATTACTAGTCCAGATATTTGCTCTATTAATAAAAACTAAAGAGTCTTTAGGGAATAGAGTTGTATTAATTGCAGATTGAACCACGAAACATCCAGAACCTATTAGAGAAGTGAATCTATTTGTAGTACCATATGCATATGGATTTTTAACAATAGCTACCTGTCTGTAGTCGTTGTTGATACTCAGTCCTTGGTTTAGATCATTAGACATATTTGTGTAGAACATTAGTGTTCTTGCAAACAATTCATCTGGTGAGTTTCTTCCATGTCCACCGAATGGAGGCATAATTGCTCTAGCCTCAGCACCAAAACCATTACCAGTGATAACAACAGTAGCAAAGGTATAAGCACTACCTCTGTTTGTTATATTAATTTTACTGATAGATCCATCAATAGGATTTATAACTGCTTCTGCAGCAGCATCAACTCCATCGCCAATAATATTTACTGTGGCTGTACCATATCCATATCCACCACTAACAATTTTAATAGCATCTATAGCACCAGCCACTGAAAGGATTTCATTATTAGCCTGTAATGATTGAATACTACCAACAGCAAGGTTTGCTGCTAGTGATGCTCCATATCCACTTGTAGAATTTACTGTTATTGCAGCAGTAGTATAACCAACACCACCATCAACTACAGTAACACTATCTATTTGACCATTGGAAATAACTGGTACCAATTTAGCATTAGACTTAGCAGTATAAAGAGAATATTCAAACCCTGTTCCAATAGAGACACTTACAGTCGGAGCCTTTGTGTATCCAGAACCAAATTTTCTACTGCATGTGGCAGTGGCAGGTGTTCCAGCAAATGTTAGTGTAGCCTGTCCATTGGTAGCGCTACCAGTTGTATGAGATGGTCCAGTTGAACTAAGAATTGCGTTGGTTTGAGATACAGCACTAACAGTATACAATCTACCGTTATAATAAATCTGATCATACAAGTGAACAGTTCCACCAGAAGTCCACTCTGTTCCAAATGTAATAGTTGGGTCAGATGTATATCCTTTACCTTGATCAATTATATCTACATACAAAACAGAAGAACCATTCATCTGGCAATAAGCTGATGCACTGGTTCCACC